AAGAGATTTTAAAATAAGGCGTATGGAAACAAGAGTTACAGCAAGCACTATTGCAAATACTGAATATTACACTTTGCCTGATAATTTTGTAGCTATGAGAAATATACAGCTTAATACTGACCCTAAAACAGCTTTAGAATATCTAACACCTGAGCAAATGGATAGAGTTAGAGCAGGGAGTAACACAGGTAAACCAAAAGCATATTCTATTATTGGTAATACCTTTCAACTAAGACCAATACCTGACGGGGTATATGAAATAGAAATGTTGTATTTTAAATATTTTACAGCTTTATCAGATTCAAATACGACTAATGACATGCTTACATTTCACCCTGACGCTTATTTATATGGCGCATTGGTTGAAGCAGAGCCTTATCTTTATAATGATAAAAGACTACAAACTTGGTCAGCTTTATACGATAGAGCCAAAAAGGATATAATAGATTCAAACGAAAGAGATCGACATTCAGGAGTAGCACCAACTACAAGAATTGACTACGGAGCATACTAATGACCACATGGACAGGGGTAAGCACAAGTTCAACTTCATGGACAAATGTAAGCGATGTAGCGCAGGGATATTTTGAGACAGAAGATAATATATTTTTGCTAGCTGATGAAGATGGAAACCTCTTCCAACAAGAAGATAATAAAAATATAGCACCTGGTAATTGGCAAGATATACCAGCAGTAGCAACAACGACTTGGACAGTACAATAAATGGCAACAAAGAAATTTTCAGAACTAACAACAACAAGCACACCTAGTAGTAGTGCTTTGTTTGCAATTACTGACTCAAACACATCTGTAGCGGTAACTCTTGCAAATGTTGCAGCAAATATGCCTGATTTGACAGCTACAACTGTTACATCTTCAGGAGCATTAAGTGTTTCAGGAAATGCTACTTTTACAGGTGATGTGACTATATCAGGTGATGATTTATTCATGTCTACCAATACAAGTGGAGCAGCTTTAATTGCAGATGGCACAAACTTTAACCCTGTGGTTATTTCAGGCGATATAGCAATAGCAACCAATGGCGCAGTAACGATACAAGCAGATGCTGTTGAAGCTGGTATGCTCAATGACAATGTTATTTCAGGTCAAACAGAATTATCATCAGGTGTTGCAGACGCTGATGAGCTTTTGATTTCAGATGCAGGTACTTTGAAAAGAGTTGGTCTTGATACAGCAAAAAGTTATTTTGCATCAACACCTACTGCAATAACAGTTGCAGATGAGTCGTCAGACACTTCTTGTTTTCCTCTTTTTGTCACAGCAGCGACTGGCGACTTAGGGCCAAAGACAGCATCAGGATTGACTTTTAATTCAAGCACAGATGTATTATCAGGTACATTTTCAGGAAATATTACAGGAAACGTCACAGGAAATGTAAGTGGCACATCAGGTTCTACCACAGGCAACGCAGCAACAGCAACAGCTTTGGCAACTGCACGAAATATTGGTGGTGTTTCTTTCGATGGTACAGCAAACATTGATCTCCCTGGTGTAAACTCAGCAGGAAATCAAAACACAAGTGGCACAGCAGCAACCGCAACTACATCGACAAATGTTACTGTAGCTGATGAGTCATCTGATACCACCTGCTTTCCTTTGTTTGTAACTGCAGCAACAGGTGATCTTGCTCCTAAATCAGGAAGCAATCTTGCCTTCAACTCAAGTTCAGGTGTTCTTACAGCAACTGGATTTGCAGGAGATTTGACAGGAGATGTAACAGGTAACGCATCAGGTAGTTCAGGCTCTTGTACAGGAAACTCGGCTACAGCAACAACTTCCACGAATGTGACAGTTGCTGATGAAAGTAGCGATACAACCTGTTTCCCATTATTCGTTACAGCAGCAACAGGAGATTTAGCACCTAAGTCAGGCTCAAATCTTGCATTTAATTCGAGTAGTGGAGTTTTGACTGCCACAGGATTTGCTGGAGATATTACAGGTAATGTCACAGGCAATACTTCAGGCTCATCAGGTTCGTGTACAGGAAATTCAGCAACAGCTACAGCATTAGAGACTGCAAGAAATATAGGTGGAGTATCATTTGACGGCACTGGAAATATAGATTTACCTGGAGTTAATAGTGCTGGAAACCAAAACACATCAGGAAATGCTGCTGGATTATCAGCAACGCTAGCCGTTGGAAGTGGAGGTACTGGAGCAACAAGTTTAACTGCAAATGGAGTAATTATTGGCAATGGAACATCTGCTCTTACATCAGTTGATCTATCTACCAAAGGAAAAATATTAGTAGGTGATGGTAGTGGCAATCCACAAGCATTAGCTGTTGGCACAAATACTCATGTATTAACAGCAGATTCATCAGAAGCAACTGGTGTCAAATGGGCAGCAGCAGCAGGAGGAGGTGGTGGATTAGCAGTTGTTACAGCAGTAAATCAATATAATAGCTCAAGTCCTTATGCAAGTTTTTTATATACAGGATTTAATTCAGATTATGATAATTATTTAGTTTTAGTTCATGCTATTTCACTTGCTGGAGATGGAGATGTAGAATTTCAATGGTTAGATGACGGGAGTGCAGTAACAGGTGGTGGTTATAGAGTTGCTTTAAATGGAATAGATAGTGTTGGAACAGATAGACAATTAAGTTCTAATAATGAAGCTGACCCAAGAATATTCGATGATTTGAAAGGTGGCGATGATAGCCCTTTTTCAGGATTTATGTATATGCAACTTGGTAGAGGTGGTCGTTGGGATAGCGATAGTTCTGATTCTGAGGGTGATGTTAGACCAATGGTTACTTGTGATTTTGTAGGAAAAGATCATTCAAATTTTTGCAGGTCAGTCCATGGTGGGTGGTATTATGACACTGCTGCTGGTAACACAATGAATGGTTTTAAATTAATATTTGGTGGTGGTGGCGCTAACAAAGTTTGTTTAACAGTTTATGGAGTTGTAAGGAGTTAATATGGCTAAAGTTTTAGTAAGTAATAATAGTGGTGTAACAGAAAGAGATGAAACTAATTCAGAAAAAACTCATAGAGAAACTATGGATATAGCTACTGTTGCAAGAAGATATAAAACATACAGAACATCAGGATATTATGATGAGTCTAACAATCAAGAAACAAAGACTACCTACGGACTTATAGGTGATCAATTAGATATGCTTTATAGAGATATTCATGCAGGTAAATTTGGAGATAATGCAAAAACTGGAGAATGGTATCTTAATACTAAAGCAACAAAAGACAACAATCCGAAGGAGTAAATAATGGGATTAGAAACAGGTACATTTATAGACAGTCTGAATAGTTCAAATCCAGGCGCAGGAGACCCTGTTAATGAGGGCGATGATCACATTAGATTAATAAAATCTACTGTCAAAGCTACATTTCCGTCATTGTCAGGAGCTGTTACATCTACACATACAGAATTAAATTTATTAGATGGGGTAACTGCAAATACGACTGAGTTGAACTATGTAGATATCACAACACTTGGAACAGCAGAAGCCTCAAAAGCGTTGGTTGTTGATGCAAACAAAGATATTACAGGTGTTAGAAACCTTACAGTATCAGGCACGATTACGATTGGATCAAATACGGCAACCACATTACAAGCAGTTTACCCTGTCGGCTCTATATACATAAACGCAACAAACTCATCGAACCCTGCAACATTGTTAGGTTTTGGCACTTGGGCAGCTTTTGCAGCAGGCCGAGTAATGGTAGGTTTTGATTCTACAGATAGTGATTTTGATGCTTCAGAGGAAACTGGTGGCTCTAAAACTAAAACATTGAGTGTTTCTGAGTTACCTGCACACACTCACACAATAGCAGCATCGACATCTGATACAGATGCTGGCGGTATTTCACAAGGTAATACAACCTCGACCACTAATGTAAATACAGGCTCAACTGGTAGCACTTCTGCCTTTAGCCTATTGCAACCATATATCACAGTATATATGTGGAAGAGGACAGCTTAATGCCAACATTTCAAGTAGGTATACCTCAAGGAATGGTAAAAGATGTAAACCCTACTGGTTTACCAAATGAGTTTTTTACACACACAGAAAATGCAAGATTTGAAGATAACGCTGCAAAAAAGATACTAGGACACGATAGTGTTTTTACAGCACCCTCTATTGATCCTTACTTTTTAATTAATCTTACAGGAAGTACAAGTTATTGGTTTTATGCAGGTACAGCTAAAATATTTAGAACAGACGGAACAAATAATGTTGATGTGACTAGAGCATCTGGCGGTGATTATTCAACGAATCTAACAGGAGTTGGTAATTGGGTGGGAACAATATTTAATGGTAATCCAATACTCAATAACGGAGTTGATGACCCACAGCTTTATGACACCTCTACATCGAAGTTTATAGATTTAACAAACTGGCCTGCAAGCACAACATGTAAGTCTATGAGGGCTTATGGTAACTATTTACTTGCTTTGAATTTGACAGAATCAGGCACAAACCTGCCAAACAAAGTAAGGTGGTCTGATACCTCAATCTCTATACCTAGCACTTGGGTTGCAGGTGCAACTAATGACGCTGGCACAAATACTATTGGAGATGAGGGTGATTTTATTGTAGACGGCTTTCAACTTAAAAATACATTTATTATTTACAAAGAAAGAAGCACATGGTTGATGAATTATATTGGTGGAAACCTTGTATTTAGCTTCCAAAAACTATTTAATGATACAGGAATATTGTCAAGAAACTGTGCAGTTGAGTTTGAGGGCAAACATTTTGTAGTAGTTGAGGGCGATTTGATTGTCCACAATGGCGTTAAAAAAGAGTCTGTTGCTACAAGCGT